GTAATGGTAAAGGCTGCCCAACTACTGTATGCTCCCATAGGTTGTCCAACTGAATATTGTAATTCAGATCCTTCGTCAGTAACGAAAATTCTTTTTGTTAAAAGTTTATTTCAGTTATTGGCAAAGGAGCTATTCTTCCTTTTTTTAGTATTTTTAACAAATATTAAAGAAAGAAATTTAGCTTGTAAACCTACAGGGAATCTATCAGTAGCTGCAGAAAGATCTAGACTATAGAAGGGTTCATTGACTGAACTTTCACTTCACTGGTTAAAAGGATCTTGAGTATAAGTCCTATCACATGGTAACTTTCTTAAATTAGAAAGTAAACCATTATGAATAGGTTTAAGGATACATTGACTAAGATAATCAATCATAGCAATGACCCTCATCTTTAACTCAGGATCTTTAATTACAGCCAACTTACCTGTATACTGGCAACGAATGTCATTCACATTATAAAGATATTCAGTAAATGAAGACTTCGCATAACTTACAAAAGATTGTAAAGTTGGTGCAAACTCTTTATTTATGATATTTTTAATGTAATTTCATTGGTCATCAGTAAGTATTCTAGGAGCCCAATTACTTCCATACGTAGCAGGTCCATTAGGACTTGCCTTCGATGATAAGTAAAAGGAATCTTTAGAATACACAGGTGGTTGTAATTGAAGATCATTCTTTCTTACAAAATCCTCAATAAAAGATATAGGAATAATAATCCTTTTACCCTTATTAGGAGCAGTAATAGTAGAATAATCAACTTTTAACTTTTTATTTTCCAATTTAGTAGGTTTAACAGATCTAGTCCAAGTAAGTAGAGTTAATAAAATTCTAATACTTGTATTATGATCTAATAAATCCTTTAAATATAGAAAACGTGAAGGGAAACCTTTAGTTAATTTAATCCTAATACCTGAGTTAACCATTAAAGGTTGACCACACATATACCTTGTAATATGAAGCTTCACAGCTTTATAATAAGCAATGGTATATTTTATACCACTCTTTTTACGGAGTGATATAAAAGTGTCTATATAATGATCGATAATATGTTTTATCTCAAAATTAAAGATTAATTTTATTATTCTATAAATAATTAATTTTTGATTTTTATAAGACATATTAAGTGTAGATTTAATTGACTACATTACAGGTTAGATAATTTAATTATCTGTTAAGGTATACTCTGTGACTTTCGCCACATTATATTTCTTAACTTTAAATTATCAGAACCCTGTGTATAGTAGAC